GGGGCTAAGGGGATTTATAATATTTGCAACTTTTAAGTCTAAATAATCCCTTGTTATTTCTGAAATTTCCCATAGTATAAAATCATTATTACTTTGCTTATTTTTCAATATAGTATATACAACATCCCCATTAACGCTTAAAACTAATTCAGCAGATAAACCAGTTATTTCTTCCGATACATAATAGGGACTTCTTAAAAATATATTTGCCATCTTATTTATTGTTTATTGTGTTTTTCATTAATTGCTCAACATCTAATTTGTATGCTTCTATTAAATCCTTATTTAATCCTTTGAATGCTTTTTCAAATGGCTTTGTAAAAAATAAACTTGGTTTAATACCATTGTTAAAAATACTCCTTGCAATCATAAACTGCAATGATTTTCTACTGATGAACTTACCGCTTTTGTCCCTTGGTGCAATTCCTTTTTTTACAATCCACTTATCCATTTTTGATGGTGGTGGCATTTTACTTTTGTATGAATATGGTGTGTTATACTTCTTCTTTACACCACTTACACCTTTGTCTTGGAACACTCCGTAATCTTCCATCAAGAAAGATAATTCAAAACTATTTTTAGAAACCTTTACTTCGGAATCTAAACTATTGTATAAATTTTTTGAACTGTTCTTTTTACCCCTTGTTAAATTCGCCCTTGATTGACTTATAACATATTTGGCAAACCGATTCAGTTCTTCTTTTACATTGACTAACATATCTCAATTTCATTTGGAATAAGTACATCAAACGTTAGTGCCCAACCAGCCATCTCATTTTCAAACCTATCGTAAAAAGGTTCTAAATTTGGTGTGCCATCTAACTGATATAAATCTTGATGTAATGTACCACCTCTTAAAACTTGCACTAATTTATTAAGAACCGATAACTGTGTGTTCAATATATCTTGCTCATTGTTATTCCCTCTGAATATATCAATCACTTCCTCTTTTGAAAAGTCAACAACATCCATCGACAAAACAGATAAACTAAAACGTAATATATTATCTTCATTCCCTACATTATTAACAATGATGTGTGATAATGGAAACATTGTCTGCTTTGATAAATCTATCCTTGTAATATCCCCACTTGTAACTGTGTTTACATTTACATCTGCTAACAGTTGGTTCTTTATTGTTTCCGTTACTTGATAAAATCCTTTCATTTAAAACTTATTTTTTATTTGTTGTGCTTCTATCTCTGCCTTCTCTTTCATAAAAGAAAGCATTGTAAAGCATTGATGCACGTTTAATTTAGTGATATCTTCAAACCTTGTAATATCTCCGTTAGCGAGCCCATAAATTGATTGATACCATCCCCATTTTTTGCCAAAGTTAGCTGCTCTTGAATAACCTCCATCTCCGCTTGATTGTCCAAATAAAGAATCGTATGCTTCGACAACTCCATTCCTAAATTGTAGAAAAAAAAAAGGCTTCCAATAGCTGCATCCAAAGGCATATCTTTCAACACCTCTGGAAACTTTACATCGTATTCTTCAATATTATATTTACCAACCTTACTTGTTTTGATTGGTCTGTATAGCACATTCATTGCAACGTGCATTTGCTCCCATTTAGAAGCGTTGTTATCCAAGTCAATATATTCTCCTAAACTCATTTCGTCAAGGTCTGGAATGAAGCCATATTCAATACCATTCATTTTAAACCTCTCAACGTGTTGTGGTGTAATTGCCAGCATCTCATTCAAGATATCAAGTATTGAAGTAACGCTACTCATCTTTAACTTGTAGCTATCCGATAAAGGTATTCCGCAGAATATCTCAATCATTTTAGCGTTTAAAAAATTACCATCTGGATTGTTTTCAGCTATCTTTAAGAACTTTTGATACTGCCCTAATGTGATTTCATTTAATGAAGATGGTACGTTGATTTCAATGTTCATATATATATAATACTTTAAAGTTAATGTTTTATGAAAAAGCCCTTACAATTTTCATACGCTTTTGTTAATAGGAAAAACTGATTACTATTAACTGGTCTTGCTATTCTTATTTCTTTGTCAGTTCTGTGATGTATGTAGCACTCAACTGTTGCAATCATTTCTTCGTTTCTCATTACCTTATGTTATACTTACCTTTGTTTGGTGTTTGTAATTGAGATGTTATTGCGTATCTAGCTGCATCAATACAATGGTTAAAAGCATCAATCGGTTTGTTGATTGTGTTACCCTCTCTGTCTTTCATCCAAGTATATGACTGTAATTCTTTGATTAAGTTTTTGCTTCTGCTTGTAATGTATATTTTGTTTTGGTTGATTAAGTTAATACCATACACAATAGAATCCTTTCCTTTTGTACAAGGTAATACTTTATGTCCAAGTGTTCTTAATTCTGCAATTGATTTTGGCTCTGCTGAATCAGCATATACAACCGCATTTATATCGTGTGCTTTAAATAGGTTTGAAGTATCACTATTTAATAATTTCTTTTGGTATATAACCTCATCAAATATATAAGCATCGTTGTACTTGTATAATGCTATCAAAGTTGTTGGGTCATTTGAGTAACCAAAGTCCATCCCATAGCATAATAACCTCGCTTCTAATGGTAGCTTAATTTCTTGCCATTCCTTTATACATACACCCTCCAAAGAACCAATCTGACCAAGCCCATACACTCGCCACCAGTTAGCCCAATATTCAGATGTCTTTGCTTTATACTTTGCTCGTTCTATATCGTCCACAATCGTCTGTGGTAACGCTTCGTTATCTAAATAGGTAAGTGTAATGAAATCAGCATCGGGTTGATTAGCTACCTCCTTATGCGCCCAGAAGTTTGCAGTTGGGTTAAAGTCAATCCAAATATCTCCAGATGTTCTTATTGATAATTGATTATATGCTTCAAAAGGTATGTTGTTTGCTTCATTACAATACAAAACATTTCTTCTTGCACCTCTTAATTTATCTGGTTGCTCAACTGAAAAGAACTCTATATAAGAGCCATTTGTAAACGTATATTTTAAAGAAGAACGATTCCATTGTGCATCTCTGTACCTACCAGTTTCAATCATTATTTTAAGAAAGTCTTTCATTGCTCCCCTTCTTAAATGTGGTATTGATTCAGATACTACACTTGTTTCAAGCATCGGTGTTCTGATACATCTGTCAATAAGAATAGGCAGTATACCAAATGTTTTACCAGCTGATGTACCACCTTGAATTACTTTTTTACGCTTTTTAAGAGCGTGTAACTTCTTTATTGCAGTTGTTGATTGGAACATTCTATAAATCGAATAGAGGTTGCTCTGATGTTATTGAGATGTCTTTTGTTTCTTTTGGCTTACCATACATATAATTCATATATAATTGAATCGCTTTGAAGTCCCCTTCATCAATCATTGCCTTTAGTTTCTTTATTGCTTCGTCTTTGTCAATATGTGCATTTAACATTTCTATTAATTGCATTTCTTCTGCCTTTGATTTTCTACCAGCAGTTTTGTGTCCTCCGTTATTTTTTCTTCCATCCATAATTAAAAAAGATTATTATTAAATTTGTATCTACTTATATAATAATAAATAACAGATATTTTATTCGGTTTCCTTTTTATCTTCTTCCCTTGTCAAATTAATTGCTTTGATTATTGCTTGTACTTCCAAAGCTAATTTGTACGTTACTTTTTCAACTAATGCTAATCGTTCGTTTACTGTGTGTTTTTTTTGCTTCATATATTATATTAGTTTGTCGTTTAGTTGTTCAATCCATTGTCTTAATCTTGTTTTATTACAAGTGCAAGGTTGGTGGTATTTGTGGTCAAAATATTTTGCGTGTAATCTACACATTGTTTTAAAATCTTCGTTGCTCATCTTTGAAGTAATCCTTTGTTTTACTCCGTTCCATATCAATCTATCTTCTACCATAATTCAATATCGTTTAAATCTTCTTGCCTTTTATCGCACCCACAATCTTCGCCCCATATCTTTTTGACTATCCATTTGATACCAGTAAAATATGTAATGCGTTCAATTAAATCCCCTAACTTCATTATTCTAAAATCTTTTTTGTTAGTTTGGCTTTTGTCTTTCTGTATGTATTGTATAAAGAATGGTATGTGATGCTGGTTTTATTTGATAGTTCTGTAATAGAATATTCTCTCTGAATAAGGTTAAACACTTTCTTATCATACCAATGTAAGTTCTCTAATTCTTTTGATAGCATTTCATTTGCTGAATCAAAATCAATATATTCTTGTGATTCTAAATTTAAAACCAAATCTAAAGATACTTTGTTTTCTTTTTTCTTCTTGTTATACATCTGTAAGAATGAAGTTCGTAATGTTAAATATATGTAGTAATAATTTACATCATCTCCGTATGATATATCCAGTCCCTTTTTTAGCATCTTACCAATTATAAGATACATGTTACCAACTATATCTTCAGCTTCATTTTTAGTACATCCAAACTTAATAACTGTATTTATCCACTTATTATGTGATTCAAAAACCTTTTCTAACATATATAAAATTATTGTATAAATATATAAATAATAGTAAAAAAGTTATAAACAAAAAAGAAAGTGATTCTAGAGTATAGCTACCCCAAAACCACTTTATATTATTAAATTTATATTGTATGTTTTTGATTATGTTTTTAGATGAATATTTTTGTTTTTATGTATAATATTTTATCATATATATAATAAGTTTTTATACCAAATTTACAAAATATACTATATTATTTTCTTATAGTTGTTTATGTTACTATAAGTTTTTCTTATACTTGTTCTTTAAAATATGCATTTATTGTTTTATGACCGAAGCCAATAGCCAAAGCCAAATGTTTGCAAGATTCGTAAAACTGCTCCATATGAATATCACTATGGTCAAAAGTAATTGAAACCTTTTTATCGTAATGCTTAAAACTTAATTTACTTGGTGTTTCGTGTCCTTTCATCATTTCTATTTTTTTGATTTATATCTAATGTAACCATTCTCTAAATGCTTTGAATCAATCCATCCAGTAACTGGGTTCATTTTATAGTTTTTCTTTCTTCGTTGAACCTCTTTGTGTTGCATTCTTTTGAACTCTTCAAGTGTTTGTGATTCTTCCATATCTTACCAGGTATTTGTTAAACTTCCAGAACATTCAATTACTTCATATTCATTTTTTGCTTTCCATTCCCAAGATTTAACTCGTAGCTTAACCAACTCTAATATCTCTGGTCTTCTTTCAAACTCTATGTTGCTAATAAACACTTCTAAAGCATCCATTCCTATTTTCTTTTGTGTTATATCAATATCTTTTATAGTTTCCTTAAAAGTTATCTTTTTACGTTTCTCTCTTTTAATACCCAATTCTTTTTTATCTAAAAAGTACACATCATAAAACTGTCTAAATCTTTTGAAACTAGCGTAGTATGTTTCAATCTTTGTTAAAGCATGGTAGATTGATGCCCTATTTGTCTTTCTTCCTTTTGATTCAAAAAACTCTGAAATCATTCTATCATTCATATCGTTTAATTCGCTTAATATCTTGTAGAACAAACATCTGATGTATGCGTCTTCTGGTCTTCTATTTCTACTATTCAAATCAAACCCAGTTAGCTTAATATAGTTATCTAATAATTCATCTGCTATTTCTTCGTTGTAGTGTAATCTGTGTTTCATATTATTCAATTATTTCTGCTCCGTGTTCAAGGTTTATTTTGTCTGATGTTACGACTAATTGTTCTTTGTCTTTTGTATAAGCAATACAAACCTCTTGTATCTTTGTTAAGTCATTAAAATCAAACTCATTTAAAAGCCATTTAACAAACTCTAATTTATTTGCTACTAACTTATCCCCTAAATCTTTTTCGTCCACCTCTTCGACCTTCTGATAGTAATTAGTTTCTATTTCTATTAGGTCATCTATTGTTTTCTTTACATTGTTTTTTGTTCTATGTCTAAATAATCCAGATGCTTTTGCTTCTTCTAAAAAATGTAAGTTTACAAACGATGTTATTATTGCACCGCTTATTTGTTCTATTTGTTTACTAGTCATAATCTAATATTTGTTTTGTTCAAACTTTTCTTCTTGGTAATATCTCTTTGTTAATTCAATTTCATCATCAAGTAATTTGTTTAAATGCTTATAAATAAAATCTGCATCTTCTCCTGTTAGTTGATATTCATCTTCTTCAATCCAAATGTTGGTATGTAGTACATCATCCTTTAAATGTAAATCAATTAAATATTCATCAGTATCTAAATACAAACTTACTTCGTTTGGCAGTTGCTCATTGTACCAACTATTTTCTGATTCAAATTCTGGTTGTATTATTTTAATAATGTTTTTTAGTTTAATATCCATAACTTTTTGATTTTTGTATTGCTAATTCTATGTCAAATTTTAATAATTCTAATTCGTTTTTTAAATAGGTATTTTCTGTCATACCAATTAAGTACTGTATTCTGTCAAATCTTTCTTCCATTATCTAAATATTATTATTATCATAACTGCAAACCAAAATGCAAAAAACATTCCCAACAATATCATCATAAAATTAAAAAACAATTCAATACCTTTTCTTAATATCTTATTAATCATATCTTAAATATTAAAAATTAAACTTACAAATGTTCTTGTAGTGAAATAACCTACAATAATAATTAATGATACTAAACAAATCTTCTCTGTTTGTTTTCCAATTCTTGCTGCTCTACTTAAATTTTCCATTTCGTGTTTGTTTTAAATTATTATGATAACTCTCATTTTAGTTTTCAG